ACGTCATTACCACCACCATTTCTCGCAGCACTAGAGTAATAAATCTTGTACTTCAGCATGTTATCTGTTCCTAGAGCGTCTGCTGGGATTGAAAAACTTAGTATATCGGTCTCTGTTGAGGTGTTATCTATTACAATATCAGTAGAGGTTGTAAACAGCAACCTTGTTACATCGTTATGTATATGCAACGAGTCAGCGTCACTTCCATCAGTCAGAGTAGTTATATTATTCAACTCACTCATATTCCCTGTGAAAGGAGTACTGCTTATACTGAAATAACTAGAAGTCGCAAAGTCTGTAAGAGCATTATGAGTTGTTGTTGCATTAAACGTAGCTGTACTAGCCCAGGTATGTACACCAGTCCAAGCAAAAGTATCACTCAAATCAATCCAGCTTTGGTCTAAATAACCACTTGAATTAGCAGCGGGTACTTTACCAGCCCCAGAGTATTGATCGTAGTTTCCAATTTCTACACACATGTAAGCACTTGTATTACCATTTAAAGGTGCTTCTGTACCCTCCCCGTTGTTATAGAGGAAAGAGATGTCGTCTGTTGTAAGTAAAGTATCATATACTCTAAAATCGTCTAGTTGACCAGTGAAAAAGCTTGCTGTACTTGACGCGGCACCTATAAATGTAGTTGAAGTACTAGCTTTATAAACTGTACCTAAATTAATTGCACTACTATTAACAAGAACATTGTCAACATAAAGAAATACACCAACATCTGCATCCATCTTGATTACTAAATGGTGGTATGTTGCGTCTAAGTTTATTGCACCTACAGTAACGCTCCCAGCATCTGTAACCGTACGAAAAGTTATACTATCATTACCTATAAGATCTTTTAAGGTCATTTCTGTGGAATCTGCTGTATCTCCAAATAAAAACTTAAACACAGTTTCCGTACTGTATGAGGTTGCACGCTTGTACCAGAAAGAAATAGTAGCTTCTGCGAAGTCGCTTTGTATAGGTGCTGTAGTCGTAGCGTAATCACCTATTCCATCAAAATCTAGGGCCCCACTTATCTTACCAGCCACAGTCATGTCGGCTGTGGTGGTTATCCCTCCGATAGTCACTGGACGAGTAGAGGAAGCAAAATCTCTAAATGTAGTATTTGTATCGTTCTCGTTCATTTTTAAGTGCATGAGCAGGCTTGATGTTGTCGGTCCACCTTGCGAAGTCTCATCAGAAGCACCCATTTCAACAATACCTTTAGTCTGTGTATTAGCGTCTGAAGCACCAGCCACAGCTACGCCATCTATGTATTCTTTATCACAAATATCATCGTTATCAGAACAGGTGGCTACGTCGCTAGAGTATTTAAACAATTGAACTGTAGAGCTTACGTTACCACTAAAAGTCCAGTCACCACTATTATCCCAGTCTCCTGAAGTGGTTTGATCAGTGTCTTTGTCTGTAAGTTGGTCATATACATAATGAACATTACTCATTACAACAGATGAGCCTGCGTTATGAGCATTTTGATTTGCCGCAACAGCAACCTCTGAAGTTCCATAAAAAGCAAGTCCACGAGTACAACCTGTCCAGGATGTTCCACTTATGCCGGTACATTTTACTATCTCTTCACGACTTTTTCCTGGCTCTATTGTTAAAAAAACCACATCACCAAGGTCGGCCATGACTAAGACGTGATCATCAAAAGTTGTTACAGAACTTACTGGGACAGTAGTTTGATTAGATGTCATCGACTGATTAAGGGTGGTCTGGTACCTTGAAACCACGCTATAACCCAAGTCGATTTCATTTTGTTTCCTTTGGTGGCTATTTACCAAAAAACCTACAGCTAAAATAACCGCAAGTGACGCTACTATACCTGACCCTAGAAGAATTTTCTTTAACTTTGTCATATATATATATTATTAATATTAGTCTAGCCCCCGAGCAACACCATACAGAATGGACTCAGAGGCTAAGTAACACCCCGATAAATCGGAGACCCTAACCTTTGTTATCGCACCGCTACTTCCATCAGCAAGCCGTTGGGAGTCTCGGAGGGTTGAGGCTATTTATTCATTATCTTTCTTACCAAACCAATTACTGTAACTACTCCAGCTATCAGAGCTACTACAGCATTAACTATTTCTGTGAGTTCACCACTTGTAATATCGATACCTACGTTTGTGAATATAATCACAGCGATAGGCACAAGCCCTAGCAAGATACCTTTTACAGTCATCGCTAGGTTATTTGGATTCTCACTTGATCCAAGCACTGGAAATTTCTTGTGTATCATATATTCTTATTAAGAATTATTTTTTTTACCAAATTTTTTGAATAAAGATGTTATGGCTTCAGCGAACGAAGTCTTCTTTGCTGAGAGACTTATACCATCACCATAGGAATCTATCCCTGCTTGGCTTACGTCTACCCAGTCTTTATTTGTCCATGCAATATTACCAAAGTATTTAATAAAATCGTCTGGCCCTTCTACATGATGCTTACGACCGTCTGAGTCTATCATATAGATTTTACCATCCTCTTTGTTTCTTACGAGTTGCATTTTCATATCGTCTATGATTATGTTTATAATTTTTTTATAGTGGAATCTCATTCCATATGCAAATGGATAATCCCAATCATATTCAGCTATCTTTCCTAAGTACGAATCAAAGATATAATTCTTTTTCTTTACACTATCTTTCTTGTACAGAACAACTGAATGATCATAACGTCCAACCTTAGCAGTCTTATTTGTGCGAGAGTCCACAGCTACTTGAATAGGGCTAAATTTGAGAGCCTCATCGTAATTTCTTCTAGGTACATTTTCATATCCATATTCGCTTTCAACAACCCACTTCAAACCGATCTCTTTAATAGATTGAGATATTGGACCGAAATATTTTGCTTTAGTTGTTGTACTTGTGAAAGGTAAGTCAGTCTCATTCACATAACCACCCTTCCTTGTTGCTTCTCCTACTCTTGTATGAGAATTTCCAACCCCATATTTAGTTCCTGAAATATTGGCTGAATACCAATCTGAATTATCTATTTCTTCTCCATAACGAGCTTTATGCATCATTTCATTCGCATTACAATTTGCAAAGTTAGTACAAGAATATGTATCAAAAAATCTATTTCTCTGAACCTCCAATCTGGGAAGAGATTCTGACCAGTCACCATCTGGTCTGATTATTTCTCTAGGTAATTTAGCGCCAAGAAAGTGATAATCTTCCTCACTTGCGTGTTCTTCTGCCAATTCTGGATTGAAACCTGGATTATTTTGCATATGTTAGCTGGTTAGGAATAGTACTTGTTGCTATCTCGTGTTTTGAACCTTGTGGCTCGTCGTAATAGTACTTAGTATTGCCGTGTGTTGAATAAAAAATTAATTTTTTTTTTCTCCTAATAGGTAATTTCTTATATCAGTTATATCATCCCGCATGGCTCGTATAGTCTCTTTGTTTGGTACTTCTTTTAAATCTCCTTGCATTGCCACTATTTCATCAGTATTAACATCTACTTGTTTATTTAGGGAGCCATAAGCAACCGAACCAGAGACTACAGACAGAACAATAGCAACGGCTAATGAAGCTATAGCAACCCAGTGTGGGTGTTTACTCATGGTTTCGCCCATATTGATAATCGTTATCTTAATTTAAATTACTTATTAGTTATAATCTCCTTAGTTAGGTTTTAACCACCCTCGCAAATAATATTTTACGTCTAGCGTCGTATAATCGGATAATATTTCTGAATCTAATACTACATCACTACCAGAGATACAAAACGGTGCAACAGTTGTTGATAGCGCATTAATATTATAGTACCCAACTTGTGGAGTACCAGGGCCGATTGAAGTAAATATATCGCCTTCGTCACAGGACATATTAAGTACGCCTGAGGTAGAACCACCACCTATTGTTACGGCAGTGGTCTCTGCCCAAATACTGTCTGTCCAGAATGAATATCCTGCTGGTACTGTATAAATTGTAACAGTGGTCGATGCCGTCTGGTCAATAGCAGCGGTCGTAGTTACTAGCTGAACCATCTTGTTTTCTACTGTGTCAATGCTAGAGTCGACAAAAGACTTAGGTGTTGCGTGAGCATCTGCTGTAGGTGTTCCTACTGAAGTTGTAACACTAGAAAAGTTAAAACCTGCAGATAAATCTGTGTCCATCAGTCCCGAATAATACTGTCGCATAAAACAAGTATCAGTACCTCCGTTTATCTCTGCATAACAGAAGCTGTCCGCTGAAACCAAGTCATCTACATCTGATTCGTTTACAACTAAATTAACGTCAATTACCGTCGCAGCAACTGTAGAAGTAGCTGTTTGAAGTATAAGATTATCAAGAAGTATTGTATCGTCAGTGAAACCATAAGGAATAAACGAAACAAAGAACTCGCCTGAATCTGGAGTATATGGAAGCTGAGTCAAAGTCTCTTCGTCTACTAAAAGTTGAGTGTCGATATATGAATATGTTGAAGTATTAAAATCATCAAATTCAACACCAAAATCTCCTAAACAGACTTCCGATGCAATGTCACCTGTACTTGTAACACTTATCCATCCAGCGTTACCAAGGTCGTAACATTCTGTAAAGCCTTCTACATCTATAAAACCACCATTATCAACATAATCTGTGGTTGAAGCATTAGTGAAAAGAAAAGCCATTCCTGTAGTAGTAGCACTATCCTCTGATGCTCTGACATGAAAACCAACATTTACATCAACATCAATATCCATACCTACCGCCCCTTGTCCTATGTAACAACCATCCACATCATCCCCATCCACTACACATTGGGCGGCTTGAACGCCGTCTTGTGCTGTAGAAGTGACTGTAAGAGTACCTACGGCTGTGTTTGTAGTGAAACCAGTATCAAAAGGGTCGCTCTCAAAAGAGTTGTTTGTAAACAAGTTTGACCCAGAAGGAGTTACTGTCGGTGCTGATTTTGTAGCACCAACAATAGCGATTGATGATGAGATTGTTCCTGCGCCAGTTATATTATAACCTGCCGCATCCATGTGTTCTGCAAGTGTTGGGCTAGAGTCTTGTGAAAGGTCATAGTTAGCTGTACGACCACGCAAAGTATCTTTTTGTGCTAATGAAGCACTTGCGAACACAACACCGAAAATCAAAGCTAATCCTACTAAGGATATTAGCCCTACTCTCCAGTACTGTTGTAGAAAAAGTTTGATTTTTCCCATATATTATTTAATTATTTCTACCTCTTCCAACGGAAGTTTTGGTAGCATTGATTTAGAATTTAATAATTCGTCTAGTTTAGCTTGTTCAAGTTCTAATCTTGCTTGTGCCCTAGCTACATTTGCTTCTAGTGTAGGTAGAAGCTCTTCTATCTGTTCTCTTTCAAAAATATCTTTTGGAGGTGTTACTGTTTCAGTTTCATAAGTTACCTCTACAGCGTCTTTTTCTCCTAACTTAATTAGTTTTTTTTCTTTAGGGATTTTGTTTAGCATATGTATAAATTATTATTATTGCCATTCCCCATCAGATGAATCCCAGTGATATACATAGGACTCTCCTCGGTTGAGCGTGACTAAAGCTGTTATTGAATTTATGTTACCAGATAATGTAACTACACCAGTGTTTATATTTTGTATGAACATTTCTTCACCATCAGTTGACCCATCTGTCACTGTAAGTGTGAAATCAGTCGTGCTGTTACACTTATTCCAGTAAACTTCATCTGTCGTGTCAGTCCCTGTATAAGTTGATTTACTTCTTACTACTCTTTTATCAATTATTAAATTGTTCCTTACTAAAGTATCACCATCAGCTTTTAAGTCCATTGCAAGAGTATTACCACCTGCACCTACCCAGAACTGCAACCTACCAGCGTCGTCTGCCCCATCTCTACGAACATAGATTCTTGAGACATAATGAGCATCGCCACCACCTGAATCTTGGTCTTTTAATCCGAATACAAAACCTTGACCAAACCCATCCCCCATTACACCTGTTGTTGTTTTTATTAAATAGTTATTTGAGTTTACTCCGCCAAACCCTTCGAAAGCACCACTATCATTTCCATTAACATGATTTTCATATCTAGCTAGAGGAAATCCTGAACCATGAATATCAAGTACTCCAGCTACGTAAGTTCCGTTTAGGACTGTTGTTCCATCTACATCTAGGTTTGCTGTTAGGGTTGTGCCTATTGTATGTGCGATGCCCACCTTAGAGGAATTTAACCCTGCGTAAATTGAATTATTAACACCGTCTATTAACATTTTTAATGAACCAGTAGTCGTTGTGTTGTTAGCAGCGGCATAAAAGGCAAAGCCTGTTGCAGCATTTACAAGACTTGAACCACCACCAAATGAAATACTATTTGTTGTTGCTGTGCTTTGAGCAACCATGATTCCTAAAGGCTGTTCATCTATATCATAATGATTCATTGTGTAACGAGCCTGCTTAATAGTATTATCGTCTTCTCTGTCTGATATTCTAAATTGTCCTAGTGTTCCTACTACCTCAAGAGGTACTGTGCCTGGGTCAGTCCCAATTCCTAGAATCCCACCTAAATAGTTATCACCACTCCTGGAATATATTGAGTAGTGTCTGTGGTTTGAACCGTACCCTGTAGGTTCGTCAGCAATATAATTACTATAAGTATAAACAGGTGGGTTATTTGTAGCCCAATCTCCAATAGCATCACTATTCGCAAAATAACCTGCTAAGAAGTAGTGAGAAGCCCCTGCTTCATATGTACCAGTTCTATCTTTTGTTGAAAACCACCCACCATAAGAGTCGTTACTTCCAGAGGTTCTGTCTAATTTATAGTCAACGGCTTCAAATCTTCCACCTATCCCTCTGGCTGCTATATGTGTTCCTACTGAATATGCTTGGTTAAAACTTCCGTAAACTTCTTGAGCTGTACCACCATAGACAATTCCTGCATATAAACCACGAATCACATCATTTCCATTATATGATACGGTAAGTCTGTTAAGCGGGTCAGGTTCTGTTCCTATACCTACGTTATTTCTAAAATAGAATGGGCCCCCAGTAAAATCTAATACGCCCAATGAACTGTTCCAATAGACACTTGAGTCATCGTCAATACCAAAGACTAGTCGTTGTTCGTCTCTTAGTTTTACTAAGATATCAGCTATCGTGGTGAATAAATTATCATCATCTGTGAACCAGTATGTATATGAATACCCTAATGAATTGGAAGGAGCAAAGCGCACCCCAAGACTAACTAATAATTTTCTCCAATGTTTTTTAAGCAAAACCATACAAAAAAGTTACATCTGTATCGTTGCCAGTAGAGTCAACATATAACAAATTTGTATTATTGATAGGTATCTTTTCCGTTGCGTTTTTGGGTGGGAGTAGTAATCCTTGCTCACTCCCACTTGCTGCGTCAACACTACTATCACCAAAATAAACATCGTTTGATGTGTTAGGACTTACAAGAATCACCCATAAACAATCATTATCAGGAAGTTGAACAGGTGTACCAGCGGTGATCACATTAACTACACCAACACCTACCCCTGTCGCCAACGCAACATCAGCTAAAATCAAAGCTAAAGTCTCCTCAGTCGCCGGATTTATAATATTATCATTTGAGTCCATCAAATTGCTGACTGATCCTGAGCGCATATTTATAAGTTAAAAGATTTATAAGGTTCACCAATTTTCTTGTACAAATTTCTTACATATTTTTCCTTTCTTTTCAAATCATCTTCTCTTTTTGTCAATCCTTTACGTCCAATCAAAACATCACTCTCACGTTTCTCAAGTGGAAGTAATTCCTTTAATACTTTATCAAGCTTTTTCTCTTGGTCATTAATAGTTTTATTATTCTCTTTTATAGTAGTTTTCTGTTCTTTGATTTCATCTGACTCTTCTTGGATCATATCCTCATTTTCTTGAATCGTTTTTACAAGATCAGAATTACGTCCTTGCAAATAAATATTACGATCTTCTTGTGCCTTGTTTCGTTGTTTTTTATCATTATACTCGGAATCCAATACTAGTATAGAGTTTTTCTTGTTCTGAGCTTCTTTGTCTAATTCCTTGAGTTTGTTTTCAGCCTTTTCTTTTTTTGTATCAAAAGACGAAAGAATATCATCACATTCTTTCTCAATTTTATCTTTTTTTGTGTTTACCTCATTTTGATGTTCGTTTTTTTTTACATCTAATAAGATCTTATGTTTTTGAAGTAGTCCTTTGTCAGCGTCAAGTTGATCTCGCTCAGTTTTTATTAATGTTCGGGTATCAATCAAATCCTTGTCTGCTTTTTTTACTAATACCTTAACACTGTCAAGTTTAGAATTTAACTCAGTAAGTTCTTCAGAAACTTTTTTAACATCTTTAGAATGTGTATTTTTATCTTTTTGAAGCTGGTTAACAATGGATCCGAGTTCTTGTTTATCAACCTTCATTGCATTAATAGAGTCCTCCAGTGCTTGTTTCTTTAATTTTTCTTTGGTCTCATCCAAAGGTTCTTTTTTGGTCCTACGCATACAAGCTAAAATTAATGACTAAGATCTCCAACTTTTGCCCTTACTGTTATTGCACCAGATGAATAGCCAGAAATAACAGCTGTTATCCAACGCATATGATTTGTATTTAACTCAAACATGCGATTTGTGGCAGCGGCGGCAGAGAGTGCAATACCAGCACTTCCATCAATCGGCGCGCCATCTTCTAAATCTACAACCTCCAAAGCTTCATAACTGTTTGATGGTGATTGTGCTGCTGTAAAATCAGGAGCTGTTTCAGAAACAGAACCATAAAACTTAATTGTTGCGGTAGTTGTTCCTGTAGTATGTAGGGGTAGAACAACGTTACCATTGTCTTCTACAAGAATAATTTTCCCTTGTCCATTAGCTGCGGCTGCATCTAATATTGTTTGTACATCTAAACCCATATATTTTATTTAGAGTAAATAATTTTACTCCTCCCACTCTCCGTGGGAGAGGAGGAGTTTGTAATACTATTTTTCTAGTTGTTGTTCGAGATCTGCTTCTGTAAGAACCATGGTCGTAGCATTTGCCAAGTGAACTTTTTTATAAAGTCTACCATTGAGCTTATAGTCTTCAGTTTTTAAAATCTGAAGTTTAGCCCCTCCTAGCAATTTACCTTTATATTCGTCAAGTGGTACTTCCACTTTGGCCTCAACTTCAGGTTTAGGAGTAGGAGTAGATTTAACTCTTTTGATAGCTTTTTTCTTAAGATCTTTCTTCTCAACCTCTTTTTTTGCTTTTGGCATAATCAATTAATTAAGAATTAGGCTGGAGTCTTTCCTTCAAAAGCGTTTGTGGTAGATGTAGGAGTCATTGTAACTTGAAAACCAGCAGATTCACTCGCACTAAAATTAGTACAATTAAATACATGTGGTGAAGAAAAGTTCAAAGTACCTTTCACCAAACCAGAAATACTCTTCACAGCATTAGTTATTGCAGCTCCACCAGCACTATCAACTGACGCCATGAATTTACAATTATCAAATAGATTTGTATACAAGACATCTGTGTTAGCCACAATGCTCAAAAGAACTGCTGTTGCAGAAGAAGAAGAAATCATAAAAATACAATCCTTCAACATATTGCTCTTAAATTCTTGGGTTGCAGTAACTTGATCAATCTTAAATACAGTACGTGCAGCACTTGTAAGCAATGTTTCTGTACCAAATAAACAATTGATAAATGTAGCTGAATCAGATCCACATAAAACTTCACTAGAAGTTGTAAGATCCAAATTATCCACAACACCAAATGTAAATGAACAGTTTTCATACAAGTTACCTTCACCACCTTCTTGAAGAACATTCAATGCAGCTGCGTTAGTATCGTTCTGGATAAATTTAATATTGCGGAAGCTGTTACGTACACCAGTTACTTTAATAACATAAGCGTCGGCAGCAGCATCAGTAGACTGTACTTTAGCACCTTGCTGTACAAGTCTTCCTCCACCGTCAGCCCCAATTACATGGATACGATTCTTTGTCCATGCTATACCCGCAGCCACTGTGTGTGATGAATTTGCATCCAAAACAATAACATCATTGTTATTACTTTCAGCTGCTGCATATGCTGATTCAAGTGAAGTAAAAAAACGCACAAGACCATCTGGGCCTGGTGTATAACTTTCTTGAACAGCTTGATAATTACCCTCATCTGAATTAGCTGAGTTCATTACCACTAAAATGTTACCAAGGGCAGGTACTTGTGTCCTTACGAAATCAACAAGACTTCTGCCATAACCAACATTTTTGTTAAAATTAGTCATAATTTTTTGTTACCTAAGTAGATTCCACCGACCAGCCGGGTCCTCAAAGAGGTTTCCCAATCTAAATAGATTTATTAAACTTTAAGCATCTCCGTTTCCTTTTGATACTTTGATCCATGCAGCAGAAACCATAACGATTCCATAGCCACCACGAACACCGAAGTTCCAGTCGTCAGTTGAGAAGTCCTCACCAGCATTCATACTAGCAGGTGTCTTCAAGTGTGGTTTTTCCCATACACCAAGATAAGCTTGAGTGCTTCCACTTGAAGCAATACCCCAGTAATATCTTTTATCAGTGTCAGGAGAACCATTTGCGTCTGTAGCAACACGTTTAAGAACAACGTGTTTATACTTAGAAGCATAAACATTAGTAACACCACTGTTTGAACCTTCTACATCAGCAGTTGATTGCAAGTATTCACGAGCAGTATTAATAGTGTTTGGATCGTCAGTTGTCCACAATAAGTCAAAACTCATTGACATCTTTTCACCAAATTGGTTGTAAGTTTCCTCAACAGCCAAACGTTCCATACCTTCCAACGCACCTTTAGAAAGTCTTGGGTTATTAGCCAAAATGTTTCTATAAGTAGTTGAACTACCTCTCAATGTGTGAGCAGTAGAAGCTGCTGCAAGACCATCACCTACAGTGATATCAACAGTATTACCATCCATATCTACATATGAAGTTGCAGTAATAAATGAAATCCTGTGTGATAGATCCAAATCCATACGATTTGAAGCTTGCATAGCAGAACCTTCTATTCTTGCTACTACTTCAGGATATTTATTTTGTGTACGCATCTCATAAGTAATGCCAATATCAAGAGCAACGCGTTTTTGTGTCATAGTCTTGCTATAACCTTGCTGCACTTGAGCGCGAGAAGCTTGATCACCTTGATCTTTTGTCTTGGCATACTCTTCAGAATCGATTTCACTAAATTCTCTAGTGTTACCACTATTTGAAGGAATATCCATTGTTTTAAATAAACCTGAGCTTATCATTGTCTGTGGTACAGATTCGAACTTTTTAGCCCAAATAACTGTAGCCAATTTGACGAAATCACTCAAGCTAACTGTATTCAGTTCCATATATCTCTATATTATTCCCAAGTGATGTCGTTAACATCTGAGAGTGAATTAAGTGCGAAACGACCTTTGTTTGAAGCAATAAATCCTTTACAAAGAAGTACTCCATAGGTTGTTCCTGAACGGTTTACTACTGAAGCTGAGCTCAAATCGAACTTAGTTCCAATATCTGTAGTGAGAAGAGTATTTGTTACCTCTGCTTCGAGTTCACAAGTACTTTCACGTGGTACCTCAACTAACACTTCTGTGTTTGCTGCAAAATCAGAATCTGTTGAAGCAATATCCTGACGGATGATACCAATTTGTGCTGTAGATTGGATTGTAGCTGTAGCCACTAGTCCACTAGTCAAAATTACCAAATCACCTTTGGTAAAAGTAACAGACGCGGTCTTAGGCAAGCTCACTGTTTTTGTCGCACCTTTTAGCCATCGCATAACTGTAAAGTTACATAAATAAAATAGAGCGTGTGCTCATGCTCTATTCGGCTTTTTTACGTGGTTGCGCCACGGGAATGAGAGGATTTTTATCGCGAGTTTTTCTCTCGGAAAAAATTGTCCTCTGCTAAATTGCAGGTTAAGGGGTACCTCAGGTGAGGCACCCAATAAATCTGTAATCTATAAACTATGTTTTCTATCAATCTCTTTTAATTGTTTTTTTGTAGCAATTATCTGATTATCTTTTACACCAAGTTTATTAAATTTGATGTATTCGTCTATTCCATAGCCACTTGTCTTATAATGTTTACACTTGAGTCGCGGATCACATAATATAAGAGGTTTGGCTTTAAGACAGAAATAAAGATCCTCACCTATACCAAATGGTATCTCCGCAGTTATGTTTCCATCTTTATCTTCAATTATTTCCTTACCTTCCCCTTTATCCACAAATTTGAAGTAAGGACTCTCTATTCTATTGAAAACCTCTGCTTTTACCATTAAACATCCTGCCGGGGCACCATCAACTTTGAACAGTGTGTCCAGTGGGAATGCTCCTGATACACTGAATTTTTTATCTTCTTCATTGTATTTAAGATAAACTTGAGGTAAGAACGGAGGGCGTTTATATGTGTATAAGCCTGTAACAACCTCTACACCTTGGTCCTCATTCTCTTCTAAATCCTCAATCATCTTTACAATCATGTCATCTGGAAAATCCATGTCAGTATCAAGCAGTAATAAGTGTGTGTGATCTGTCTTTATTGCTAAGTCAACCACCTCATTCCTCATATCATCTAAGGCATATCCACCTTGGATGAATAAAGAAAGTGTGTCCTCTCTTTTATTTTTCACTGCCCACTCATAAAATGTTTGTTGCATTTTAAAGAGTGAGAGCATGAAATAAGTAGGGACGGTAGGATAATTGCAGGCAATACAGATTGCTATTTTATTCTGCTTCTTCATCTGGTTCATTGTTAATGAGCTTTTTTAATGGGATTCCATTACTTCCAGTACAATTAAATGTCTTTGAAGTAAGTTCTTCTCGCAAATTATGTGCAAGAACTCCCATCGATGTGCCAACATTTTCAACCATATAGTAATCAAGATCGTGCACAGCCAATTCGATTAGGAATTTTTTGGCAAAATAATGGTTTACTGCGTCAGTAACATTGCCTCTGTTTTTTTCTTCTGAAACTATATTATCAAATAGTTCCTTATACATCTCAACTTGTGGATCATCTTTAAAGTAAATAGTGACTTTACCTGTTTTTTTATCTGTCACTACAGACTTAATTTGCTTCTCTCCAATATATTGTTTATTAGGCATATTTATTATATCACATTTTTGTGTACACCTCAAAGAGGTGTGCAATTAATTAACAAACTTTTCATTTATTCTCACAACTTCGCCATTTTCACGTTCTAGTTCGTAAGTAATTTCACCTGACTCTTGATCTTTATTTTCTGATTTCAATGTAGTTTTTTCTAATTGATACCGTCTGGCAAAGACAACGTATGGTACTTGTTCTTTTTCGCCGTCTTGGTAAGTAAGCTCAGTAATTTGTTCTTCATGCCATCTTCCGCTTTGTAGATCTTTTTCTACCTGATCTTTTACCATTTCGGCCCAAGACACAATTAATTTTCCGCCAAAAGTTCGAATCTTGATTGTTTTCCCAAGCTTTCCTCTGTTTTTAGCATCAAACTTATGAAGTTGTGCCTTAGAAGCTGCATATTCAAGACGATCGAAGCGCTTCATCATTGCGTCAAACTTATCTTTTGACATTTGTACCTGCTCTCCTTCAGGTGCTTCGTCCTTTGGTAGAGAAGAAAGGGTGTTTTCTTGCTCTTCTTTAGTTTTTTCTTCCTCTTTTTCAGAAGGCGCACCTAAATTATTATCTAATTTATCCATATTTATAAATTTTTACTAAGAATTATCTGCTTTCCCCTCGGCTTTATCCATGTCTTCTTGTGTAAGACCAAGTTTTTCACCAAGATCGCGATTAAGTTTCTCCCCAGTGTTCATTTGTGGAGGGGATCCTACCGCTGTGTTTGTAGAGTTTGTGCCATCTTCATCGGCCAAACCAGAAGCTCTTATTGCTTCTGCTATAACTTCGTCAACATTATCCACAGCTAATTCACCAGATTTGTCATACCTGTCAATATACTTATCAAGAACAGCTTTCTGTTCATCGGTATATTTAGAAAGTGCCTTACCTCTGACACGACTAATATGAAGTCTATTAGAGTTCTCCTCAATCTTCTTGTTTATATCTTCGTCTGACATTTGTTTGTCAGTTGTAAGATTACCTTCTTCATCTAATTTATACCCTTTCTCTTCCATTTTTTTCAGAAGAGCTTTATGAGACTTGTGGGTATTGCGGAGTGCCTTAATATCAGAAGGAACGTCGTCATCCTCCTTGACCTTAGCGAGATCTTCTCGCGCTGTTTTAAGATCCGCCTCTAAACTATCCACGTTGTTGGACTTGTCTTGAAGAATTTTAAGTTCTTCGGCTGTTGGCATTTCTCCTAAAGAAACGCCATCCTCATCGTACACCTCTTTTGGCATATGTGTTTATTTCTACCCTACACCGCTGCTTGCAAGCCAACGGGAGCTGCTCGGGATAAATAAATTCAGCTATTTTCTATAGATATCTTTATCATAATTATATGTTTTCGTTCGGGTCAAAGTCTAGGTCGACTTTAACATTTGGATCGATTATCTCTTCCAATCTCTCTTTATATAGAGTCATCCCTGCAATAAGCCAGCTTGCGTACTCAAATCTATTATCCCCTTCTTTAGGATGAATTAAAGCCTCTTTTGACCATTCTGCTGTTAATCGGTTAATTTCATTATCAAGTACTTGTCCGTTGAGGATTGCTTGAGCTTCGTTAAAGTATATACTCTTGTATTCATTTGACATGTCATCATAGTCATTCCACTCTAAACCATTTGAGAAAAGGTTTTCAATTACTTTCTTCGGACTCTTTGCATCTTCTCTAGCTTGATTTAGTAGTGAGGTTGTTCTTTTGATATCAGCACGAAGAATTGCTATCTCTTTTTTATACTCAGAGAGATTTAAAAAATTCTTGATTGTTTTGATTGCATTAAGCATTTGCTAAAGTGTTAACTGATGGCTTACGTTGTTGTCCACCCCTTAGACCTTGGCCAAGTTGACCAGCGGCAGTTGAGCTTTCAAACTCATTAATCTGCCCAAGAAGGTCTTGAGCTTGCCCTTCCTCAGTATTTTGCCCGGGAATTTGTGGCACTGGTTGTCTTTGAAACCAGTCTCTTGCTTTCCAAGTAGTCTCAAAATCATTTTTAACCTTATCTCCATTAACTTTGTCCCCAGTAACCTGAGAAATTTGTACAGCTTGTTGAAATTTATCTTGAAACATCACTTTATCAAGAGCCGTACCCTCTTTTTCTTCTGGAGATACAATTACATACCAATTTAATCTAAGTTTTTTGAGTTTTTCAACGTTTATAGTCCTAAATCTGACCTGTTGACCGCGTTTTGCTCTCTTCTCTTCCTCGTCAAACAACATCTGCTCTTCCTCTACCTCCAAATCCCGATCCATTAAACGAATTTGTTTACTACCATTCATTCCATTATCAAGCTCCGCTTGAGATAATGTGAAAGATCTGAAGACTTTTTCAATCTCTTTGGTAATAGGATTGACTCTTTTACCCTTAGATTCCAAATAATTCTCCATTATAGTATCAATTCTTGCCATTTCCATGTCTCTTTTCATCCTCATAACAGCTAAAACAGCATGCCCAAGTTGTTTTGTCGCATTTCTTTGCAGTGTCAATACCTCTGTCGCGGACTTTCTGTCACCTGACGAGACTCCTTGGGTAACATCTGAAGCACCAATAAACTCTTCAGACATCCTATTTATCATTTTCATCATTTGGAACTCAGAAGAACTTGGACCCTGATGATCAATCATTGATTGAAAATCTTTCTGTCTAAGTCCTTGTGTAACAGCTCCTGGGGCCCAAACATCCTTAGAGAATATCTTTTTAGTAGGTACAGCTAGTGGTGGTTCTAATGATTGCTGGAATTTTCTTACCATCAGCCTTATAGACTCATCAGTTAGGGCTTGTATTGCCTTTGCTGACGCTGTCAGTGGTTTACCGGCCCAAAAATTTACTGATAGTGATTTTAGTGCAAAAAGTCTAATCGGATATCCCTCATACTTATAAGGTAGTGGTGTACCCGGTTTAAACATCGTTACTCCATTTATAATAACCTGGTACTCATTATCTGGATAACTCCAATAAGTAATAACCTCCACCTCATTGTCTTGTAATTTTCCAAATCTATATGTGTAAGCCCTTCCAATATATTCATCAGCTACCCCAGAATTATTCTGCGCAGGCATTCCTTTTTTTACAAATTGGAAATTTTCGTTATTTTTCCACAATACTTGTGCTTGTCTGTATGACATTCTGTCATACTTAAACATAAATGGTTGTTGTTTATACTTATGTGTAGGAATAGTTATGTCTCCCACAAAAATTTTAAGCCCAGAAATAAGTTCCTTCTCGGCTCTTTGTATTTTTTTACCATTATAAAATCTTGTAACGAATTTTTCCTCTATACCAACAACCCTCTGACAGAGAAGTTCGTAAATTGCTTGTTGCCATAGGTCCTCATCGTTCTCAATCTCATTAGTTCTCTTAACAATGTCACCCATGTCTTGCCCTAATTGTACAAGCTCTGTGTCATCTTCATTAAAAGTACGTACTTGTGCTTGGAAATTCAATGCTAATAACTCATTTGCTACCGCTTCGATCTTCTTTTCTGTGGTTCCAGTTACTATTCTAGTTTCAGAATCATTCTTTTTTGGTTTAAGATATGAATTTCTTGCGTTCTCATTATCTATATAATCCTGAATGAAGTTTGAATTATCATAAAAATGAGATGTAGAGTTTCTTGTATCCCGAGCATCTGTAAGTCTCTCTAATAAGAACTTATAAGACGTAAGATCTTCTGGGGACATTATAATTGAAGCAGCCTCTTCTGCTTTTTTGTCGAACTTGTAGCCTTTGGCCAGCGTGGTGTTTTTAGACTGTACAGCCTTCTGTGGGGCTGTGATGGTCTCTTGTGGCATATTTTTATCTTATTGTCACCATGTGCAGAGCACATGGTGGGATTAATATAACTATACGTAATAATGGCAGGACATTATCAGCTATTAGCTGATACTGAAAGGAGTCCGTAGCTTTAGATCCTGCCATCGCCATATTGGTCGAGTAATATGACCTGTTGTGCTACCATTATTGCGTATATACCCATTCCACCAATCCCCAAGCTACTTTTTACCGTGAGAGGGCGAACCCTACTTGAGTTGGTGGCTTTTACTAAGGCAAGTATCGCCTGTTAAAACAATACCGTTACTCCTTCTACACGTGGTAGACGAGCTATATTACGAGGGCTGGAAGTGTAGTTCAAGCACCTTTTTGCCCAGCCCTGCCGTCTTCGTGCGTCTCACGAACGCTTGCATTGGGTATAAGGCTCGAGACGGAAATTTTCCCTATACCCGATGGTTAAGAACTATTACCACCTGTAAGCACCTCACAAGGAGACGCTTTCTTTACGGATACATCTTACGATGTGCTTACAGAAGGTAATGCTGTACCAAGAAGACATATCCAGGTGGCGTAGACTAGCCGTGGCCGGTGTACGTCTTGAACATGCCCTCATGCTTGTCGTGGTACAGAATAACTATATTATATCATATTTTATTTATTGTGTTTAATTGTCATGGACATTGTACGTTTTCACCTCGGTAGATGCTATGAGCACCTGCTCTCTCATTTGCCAACCAATAGCTAGCGCCATCAAAAGATCAGAATGAGCTGTCATGTTATCGTTTTTATACACTATTGTAGACAAATCGTCTCTATTATAGCTACGCATCTCGTGGTGAATGGTCTCATCTGGTATATTTATATGATCATCATTTACCGCGCGGACTAGGGCATACATCATTGCTGGTTTATTCCCCTTAGAAGTATACCAACCCAACTTCTCAGTCTCCTTGTCCTCTTCATATTCCTCGTTTACTTGCTTGTAAATCAATTCAGGAGGGTAAATATCCTTCAAATTAGTAATAGTAGAAAAACCATGGTTGTTTCTTTCGACCGCTATAAGAGGGTTATTATAAAGTTTGGCCATTGAGACAGCTTCGTGTGAGAGAATATCCGGTTTAATCCTATTATTCTGATATGTCGCGACTATTTTTGGCCTAAGAGGCGTAAAATCAATTATAACCATTGCTGAATGGTGTTTTCCATCGCCTCCTGCCGGGTCTACTGATAAGACATAATCATGACCTGCTTGTTTATTTTCATATATCGTCCATGAACCTATCTGATCTATAGGTTTTTTTATATACTTGTGTAGTTTATTCACCTTTTCAACATCAAATAATTTGGACCCAGAGGAAACAAACGCTTCTTCTGGTGTTAAGGGCATCTCTTGATGGAGTAAATTCCAATCTTTTTCCATCTGAATCCACTGTAAGTAATAATAAGACAATTGTTGTGGGTTTAGATTGTGTTTTTTTTGTACCTCCTCAAATCTTTCGTGGTCATCCATTTGAGTGGTGGGGATAATTGTTGTGACCTTTGCTATTTCGTCTACGTCCCATAACCACGAATAAAAGAAAGCTTTGTACTCTGTAGGTAACTTTTTATCATTCCCTTGTCTTTTTTGTCTGTTCCACGCGTCCCAGAACATATTATAAAACCTTCCTGAGTCTCCTTCTGCTGTGGATTCTACAGTAATCTCTCCATCGAGAGGTGCTGCTTTGAAAGAACCTGAGATAATTTCAGTTGCCTTGGAAGGATATTTTGCACATATTTTACCGAACTCAGATACATGAATATGTTGGAAAGTACCGGATCTTCCTGATATTCTTACTGATATCTCTGAGTATTTACCGTTTGAGAAGCCTAATTTGAGCTTGTTAGCCCTTTCAGTGTCGACTTCGAACATTTCCTTCAGATAAGGCTCGTATAGCTCCCAGGCGAGCATTACTTTGTCATCGAATATCTCAATGGCTGCTTCTTTTTCGTGGGCTATTAGGAGTGCTTTGAAGTTGGGGTTCCAAAGGACGTTATCTAACATGTTGATAACTGAGAAAGTTGTGAAGCCTAATTGTCTTGATTTTAAGATTATGTTTCTATTAGACTTGTTTTTGAGGAAGTCGCCTTGGGCGGGGTTGGGGATAAATGTTAGGAGGTTGGCATTTTTGTCTGTTATTTGATATAGGTTGGAGATGCGCCAGACTTTGGAAAGAAGTTTGTCTTTTTCCTTTTGGGACATTTTGTCTGGGTTCCATGTGCGGGGTTTTGACATAAAGAAAATTGAAAGGGGGCCTTTTAAAAATTGTTATATACAATTTGGCATTCTAAATATAATTAATTGATTTTTTTTGGGGGGAAGGCCTACCCCCTTTGGATATGTTATGTGTCGCACATTATACAGTGTGCGACACCTAATCTATTTCTTTGCTGTGTTGAGCCATATTTTAGCTATTTTTTGACGTCTTCTATCTCTCCTTTTATCACTTTGGCCTGATCTGGTATTAATTGGCGCGGTGTGTTGTTGTTGTTTAGTTTAGATAGGAATGTGTCAACACCCACTAGTTTGTGCTCTACTTCGCTTTTATCTTGCCATTGAAAGTTGTTTTTAAGGTAAAAGAATAAACCAATAGGGCTTGTTTTGCGTGTTATGAGCATTTCCTCTATTTCTTGCTCTATTAGGTTCTTATACCTTTTTATTACGTGATAAAACTTGTCTGATTTGGAATATCTGTTCAATGTCGCCCTATCCATGCCTAATGCAAACGCTAAACCGCCAACAGTTTTGGGCTTTTCTGTTTTCTCGCAATAGTCTACATATTCATTTATGCGATCCCTGATAGTTTCTTCTTTATCAAATAAGGGCGGTCTACCTCCAACATTCATCCATTTTGGTTTAGGAACAATTACAATATCTTTCTTTGGTCGTCCTCTTCCTTTTTTCTCTTCTTTCTTTTTTTCAGCGACTACCATAATATTTATATGTATTATTTCCTTAACAATAATACAAGTATATCACATTCAACGATTTCATTCACTACCCACCAAATACCATCAAATAATTCATTTATCCACAATCTAACATTTTACGACACAACACATCTTTTTTTTAACTCCTTAACAATTATACAAGGATAAATCATATCACTACAAGACCAACATTTACCTTGTTACTTAATCAAACACCCTTGCTTATCCACAACCAGAACCAAAGGGGACAAAAATAAATCCTTACCAACTCGAAAAAAAATAGAAATGGATTTTTTGGCTAAAATTAGCAGAGTTTTCTCTATTCCTTACCATTTTCTCTATATTTCTAAAAGAATAACATATATATATATAATATATAGCTAAGCATAGCCAAATACACACCCAAATAACACAAATGCCCCTGTGTAATAACTTTTAAAAACATTTTAGAAAGGGTGAGGATTCATTATTTTGGTGCTATACATAGCCAAATAATCCATTTCTATTTTTTTTCCAATTATCGTAAGGATCGCCAAATTCCTTACGATAATATTCCACTCTTACGATAATGAAATATTTGGGTAATGAAATATCAACCCAAATCAAAGAAAAGTTATCCACAAATATAACTCCTTAACAGTCATACAACCCTTGACAATTATACAAGGACATGCTATAATATATACATAAGTCAATAACCTCACTTTATCCCCTACGGTGATAGAGTGATAGAGGCAAAAATATGACAACAACATCCTACCAAGGATACACAAAACAGCAACATAAATTGCTGTCTTTTATGTTACTAGACGCGGACAGTAGCCAAAAACACAGCTTCACCAGAGAACTAAGACACAAATACACAATAGAGGATATGATCAACCTAGACAAGAACAGACCACAACCACAACAAGACAAAACACTACACCCAAACCTACTACCACTACCAATCATACCACTCTTAACTATAACCGCCTTCATCACCCTTATAACAATGAACATAATTACATCATTTCTCACTATTTATTAACCCAAACCCACTACATACACGCTCACGCTGTATGTAGTAAGAGGCAAACATATGAACAACACGCAAAAAAGACAAGAGACACCCTATAACAAGCTTATAGGCAGAATAGGCGACGAATATTATTTTTTAGACTACACTTTTGAACACTCCGACAATTTCAAAGGTGCAACAGGTAGCGTACTTACACCATTAACAGAGGAAGAATGCCAAGAACGAAACGATCAAGCCAGTGAAGACAGCGAAATGGTGGAATTTTGGAAACAAGCCGTTGAAGCTGACCGCACAACTGATAGTTTCCAAGACTGGTTGGAAATGGTAAAAGAAGAGGAAGGCGAAGAGGCTGGACTTGACGATAGCTATAGAGCGGAATATATGCCTATTCTCCAAGAACTTTTAGGCGAGGATGAAGTATATACCACCGATTGTACTGGTGGCGGTAGGTGTTTTAACCCTAAAATGGAATGGGACGAACTATATAACCCTGAATTATGGGAAATTATCAAAAAAGCAGAAACCGAATAATAATAATATGAAAACATACAAATTAACTTTTGCAGACAATCACAACACAGAATTACAGGCGACAGCAGAAAATATTGCGACAGCCGTCAAAAAAGCTTGTCTACAATATAGGCACCTATATAAAAAAAATGCCCCAACTATTATTGACTGTCAACCTGCTTTTAAGGATACCACCAAACCACAACAGTTATAACCAACCCCTACCACTATTTAACCCGTCTAAAACAACACAAGATAATATCAGACTACAAAAGGATATTATATACGCAAATAAGCTAATTAAAAGATTAAAAAAACAAATCTCCGAACGTCAATTAGTAGAATTAAATAAATCTTTATGAAACTTATAATTGAGGGTGTATACAACACACACACACATAAAAAAAACATAACAAAATTAGAAGAAATAGCAAAAGAACATATCAAGATTATCTTGGACAAAATAACAAAAAAAGATCAACACAAAACAGTGGAGCAGATCACATCATCATACTACACAACAGACTGGACACACATGCGGAGAGGTGAAGACATAAGATTTTCTATATTTGTATACAAATATGGTCGTGGTGGTGCAACGGCTCGAGATATATATAAAATATCAAACGATACGTGTCTACGCCCTTGTTATTTTTCTACTAAATAATAAATATCAATCATATGAAAACAGACTCCCAAATAACACATCATTTATGGTGGTTGAACCAATTTCTCAATAAACACTTCAATACCCAAGAATACAAAAACATAATCAACAAACCACTAGACGAAGACACAACAAAAGAGCTTGACGAGTTAGTACAGCACATTAAGCTTAATTATTAAACACAACCTTATGCCAAACAAAATAAAACGCTACAAAGTAGGTGTATCATACGAAGCAACGGGAGCCATGTTTATTAATACAACATCAATAGAAGAAGCGGAAAAAATAGCGATGAAAGAGCTTGAAAACAACGGAGATGAATATATTGGTATACATACACATCGAGATTATCAGACTCTAGGCACAACCGAAGTACACGAAAACTAACCATCCCCTCCCCTATTCTACCCGCTCACACCAACGAAAAGACCCCTGAGAGCGTTAGAATGGTGGAGGTATTGGGTACACCATCCACGTAGTGGATGATGTACACGACAATGTGAGGATCTTTACAATTAAATATAAACTTATGCATAACCCTAACTCCAAATTCTCACGTCTATCAAGAGTATCACGTATATATGACCGCATAGACGCACTAGAAGCGTACACAAGTGATATACTCATAGACGAACACCCAGAAATATTACAAAAGATACAACGTAACACCAACAGCATAAGAAAAATTATTCAGAAAAGTTTTGACAACATAGCGGACAACTCATAACCCCGCTATCCAACACCAAAACACTATCTACCGCGCGGGATGGTGTTTTTTTGTCGATATACCCCGCATAACACTTAAAAAATACCACAGATGGGTTTTGCCTCTTGTCTGTATGGCTTCACAAGTGTTATGCGAGTTATGCCGATAAACACCAAACGTAAAACATTAAAACAAGCAATAAGAGCAGAAATGCCCCTATCTTATGCACTCTATATACTAAATAGACCTTTAAAACACCCCACAAGGCTTGAAATAGCCTCTCTCATCACGATAACCGTCTTGTTTCTGCTAAACGTGGGGCAAGGCATCATTTCCCTACACCATTTAAATCGAAAATACACCATCCAATCCCAACTAACGGATATGAAGAGGAGTGCGATCGTAGAAAAAAGACAACAACCCAAAAGTGTCTTGTACCCGGCAATAACTACCACAACCAAATCAAAACCCCTCGCAATACAAGCCATTGTCTACGGTTACAACTCACTACCAAATCAAACAGACGGCACTCCATTCATAACCGCTTCACAACAACGCACAAGAGATGGTATAGTGGCTAATAACTGCTTACCGTTCGGGACCAAGGTTATAATAGACGACAAGACATACGAAGTTCAAGACAGAATGAACAAGAGATATGGTTGTAATATATATGACATTTGGTTTCCAGAGTATCGACAAGCAATTGATTGGGGTAAGAGGCATAAACAAGTTATAATAATTGAATAATACATTTAAACATATGAACAAATACAAACCCCCACGCAGACCAGACTCAACCACCATCATTGTAAACATAGTGATATATGGCCTGCTTGTAGCTTTAGGGTATTATTTGTTGTTTGTTTATTAACTACAACGAGGCCGAGTGAAAAATAGACATGAGTCCTACGGGATGAGGTTTCTCTAGCCAACATTCGGGGCAACCAAGTAAAACGCACACACGTTTATATCAAATCTTCGCTCGACTGGCGGAACCAGTCGCCTCCTGCTCTTTCTTTCTATTAAACAATCAAATAATAAATAGGATTAATCTCTTTTCTGCTGGTGTGGTAGAAATAGAAAATACACGACTATAAGAACCTGAACCCTAGGTCTACAAGGTCATGGTCAGTCGAAACGACACTGCAACGTGACAAGAGTCGGAGTACTCCGTTCCCACTGGTAGCATGTTATATGTCCAGCAATTCGTTGCCACCAGCACAGAGGAGATTAACATCGTAATTTATATAAAAAGGAAGTATGAAGACACCAAGCAAAAATGATTTACTTTATGAAAAAGAGTATTATTACAATACCATAAAGCCCGAAGTTGGGGTGATTCATCCAGTTGGTTATAGTGTGTCATTTTCTTCTAAAACTGGTGGTGGCATCTATAAGGTGATTTCACATATACAGTGTGAGTGTGGTGCAACAAACGAAGAAAGATTATGGAGTGAACCACCAAGAAAACACTCAGAAAACAAACTATGGAACAATCATTACAGGTGGTGTCCTAAGTGTGGTAAATACGAAATTCTAAACGGTATTAAATAACCATCCCCACCAGTGGGGAACTAATAATGTTTTATGAAGAAAGCAATACAAAAAATAATACGACGAATACGATGTAAACACAATGACTGGGAAATTCAACCAACGTATGCTTTGCTGTACTATGACAGATGCAAGGAGTGCGGGAAGCTAAGAGAGACGATTGGAGCTGTAGAAGGTACACACTTTGAAATTGGTAAAATTAGAATTAAATAACACCCCATCATAAACACTAGAGATAAATAAAATACTATATTAATATAATTCATACAATATGAAACTATACAACAAACTAAAAACAGCAATAGAACACGGTC